GTCAACTCTTTATCAAGAACGGCCAAGACTGGCCCGAACTGGCGACGACTGGCCGGGCGTCTCCGCGACTGGAAACGATTAGCCCGGAGTCGGTCGGATCGTGGGGCGCGCTTGTGGGGGACATGGCTTCCCAGTATCTCGGCGTAGAACTTATGGAATGGCAACGTCACTATTTAGATCGCGCGTTAGGTTTTGCGCCGGCGGACGATGGAGAAATGGATCTTGTTCATCGTTCTAGTTGTTTATCCGTGGCGCGCCAAAATGGAAAGACAACTATTGCCCAGAGCCTCATTTTATTTTGGCTTGTTGAAATGCCCAAGATTCGAGGCCATAAACAAACGGTCGTTTCAACCGCTCACCGACTCGACCTCGCTTGTTTACTCTTTGACGAACTCGCTCCGATCTTAGAAAAAGAATTCGGCGCTCACATAATTTGGAGTTACGGCCGTTATCAAGCGACGATGAAAGACGGCTCGCGCTGGTTTGTTAAAGCGCCGCGTCCTTCGATCGGTCACGGTATGAGTATTGATCTCGCGATCGCCGACGAAATTTTCGACATATCCGAAGCCGTATTATCGATGGGCTTGGAGCCGGCACAGCGCGCCAGACGTTCGCCTCACATGGCGCTATTTTCAACCGCTGGGACCGAATCCAGTACGGCCTTTATTCGCTACCGAGAAAACGGGCTTCGCCTTATTGACGAAGGGAAACCGTCGCCTTTCCTTTTCATGGAGTGGAGCCCTCCGCCGGATCTCGATCCAATGTCGGACGCCGCGTTCGGCTGGGGAAACCCAAGCCTCGGAGTAACCCTAAGGCCCGAAACAATTCGAGCGGAGCGCGACGGCCCAGACCGCGCCGCCTACTTACGCTCATCGATGAACCTTTGGATCACGGTTTCCAAGGGCTGGATCGACGTCGGCCGATGGCCCGCTTTACGCCATGACGGAACAATGCCCGCCGGCGGAGTGATCGCGATCGAAGCGTCCATGGACGAATCTCGTTTCTTTGGTGTTCGCGCTTCACCGCTTCCCGATGGGCGCGTCGTCTGTACGGTCGCATTCATGGCCGAAACATATTCCGAGCTTTGGGAAAAAATTTATATCGAAGCAAAAGATCCGTCGGTTCGTTTTGCAATTAGTCCAACGATCGACGTTCATTGTCCGCCAAGTTTCGAGCGTCGTCGCGTCGTCGTCGGCTACGGAGAAATTTTAAAATATACGCCAGTCGTTAAACAAATGATTCACGAAGGGCGCGTTCTCCATATGGGCGAAACCATGCTCGCCGAACACGTTCAAAGAGCCGTCGCGGTACGAACCCAAGGTTCCGTCGCGGTATCCAGTCAACGGAGCCCAGGTCCTATTGAACTTTGCCGATGTCTAATTTGGGCGGCGGCTATGGCGGCGCGACCGACACAAAATGCAAAGCCTTTAGTTTTCTTAATCCCGAACTAAGATCGTCGCCGGCGGTCGGTCGGTTGACCTTGCCTTTCGTCGGGATCGGATATCGTCCCGATCGGCCGCTTCCCGTGACATAATCTAGAAATGGCTTTATTTAATCGCAAGACCGAAACCGTTTCATCGGCTCCCGCAATAATCGCGGCCGCTGGATCAAACGTCGGCGCGTCACAAATTGGAAACTTCATCTCCTATTCGGCGTCAGAAATGCGCGCCCGCGCGATGAGCCTTCCAACGGTTACACGTTCACGCGACCTTATTTGCGGAACGATCGGAAACCTTAAACTTGAAATGTACCGCGAAGTATGGTCCGAAAATGAACGAGAAATGTCGGAGATCGATCTCGCGCCGCGCTCATGGATCCAACGAATCGACAAATCCGTGACGAATAACTTCATACTTTCTTGGACGGCCGATGATCTTTTGTTCACCGGTCGGGCCTTCTGGTGGGTGGTCGAGCGTAGTGCCGACGGCTATCCCCTGAACTTTACGAGGCTCCCGTCCAACATGGTCCAGACCTTGGACCAGCAAGGCGGAATTTTTTACGGCCCTTCAAACCAAATTCAATTTAACGGAATGCCTCTTGACTCGCGCGACGTAATCCAATTTCTAAGCCCGATCGAAGGACTTAATTTCACGTCACGCCGCGCAATAGAAACCGCTCTCCGAATCGAGGAAGCGCGCGTAAGAAACGCTTCATCGTCAATTCCTGCCGGCGTCCTAAAAATTACCGAAGGGGAACCGATGAGCGCGGAGGATCTCCAGCAACTAGCCGCACAATTTAATCTCGCTCGAATGACTAATCAAACGGCCGTTATTTCACAAGGCTTGACCTACACGGAAACAAGCGCGACGCCGGACCGAATGCTTTTAATCGACTCCGCCGATTACAGCGCGAAAGACCTATCGCGCGCGATGGGCGTTCCTCCGTATTTGGTGGGCGTATCTACGGGGTCATATTCATATCAAAACGCCTCTCAGTCGCGTATCGACTTGGTGACCTTTGGGTGCCTCCCATTGATGAATTGTATTTCGGAAACATTGTCAAGTGATAACGTCCTACCGCGCGGAACGAAAGTTCGTTTTGATACTTCAGAATTTTTGGCCGAGGATTATATGGGCGGCGACGTTGAGCAAATAGAACCGATGGATTCCCCGGAAGAAATATCAGATATGCCCGAAATGGCGACCCAATAGGTTTAGGATTCGATCATGATTCGTTTAACCCCGCAAAATTTCACAGTTGACGCGGCCGCTCCGGACGCTCCAGCACGTCGAACCGTTTCGGGCGTCGCGGTCGTTTATGGTGTAGAGGCCACGGTTTCCGATGGGACTCGCGTCAAGTTCGCGAAAGGCTCGTTACCGCTTGACGGTCCAGCGCCTAAAATTTTTATGTATCACGACGCAAGCCAGCCGGTCGGAATTTTGACCGAAAGAATCGAAGCCGAAAATTCGGTTTTGTTTACTGGCAAAATTTCGGAGACAACTCTCGGAAATGAATTTCTTGTTTTGGCTCAAGATGGAGTCGTCGATCAAGTGTCCGTCGGTGTAAATCCGACGAAGTTCCGTTACTCAAAAGACGGAGTTATGGAGATCCTCGCTAGTGAATGGTTCGAATTGTCTATGGTCCCTCATGGGGCCGTGGCTGGGGCCGTCATAAATTCGATCGCGGCCAGTATCCCCGAGCCGGAGGATATCCACGAAATGGAAACCGAAGTAGTGTTAAATGAAGTAGAGAACTCACAAGGAGAAAACGAAATGTCCGAAATCATCGAAACCCCAGCAGTAATCGAAGCGTCAACGATCGCTCCGCTTTTCGCTCAACCAAAGCAGGCTTTCAAAATGCCAAGCGCCGCCGAATATATTTCGGCATTTTTGCAAGGCGGATCAGTTGCGGCAGAAATGAACGCAAAGATTCAGGCCGCCGCTCCAGACGTGAACACGCTCGGCGGCTCGCTCGATGGTGTGCTCCCGTTGCCGATCGTTCAACCGGTGTACAACAATTTCCGAGGCTTGCGCCCGCTCATCGACGCGGTAGGCCCTAAGGCCATGCCACAAGGCGGAAAAATTTTCATTCGTCCAAAGGTCACGACCCATACTTCCATTGGCGGACCAGAAACCGAATCGGCATTGATTACCGACGGAACTTTTGTTATCTCCGATGAGCAAGTGACAAAGCGAATTTTCGGTGGATACGTTTCAGTATCCGAAGCCTCGATCGACTGGACCCAGCCGGAAGTGCTTTCGCTTTTGCTCGACGACATGGCCCGCATTTATGCGAACCAGACCGACGAATACGCTTGCCAGCAGTTCCAAGCCGGCGTGACCCAGACCGCGACACTCGCCGACGACACAAGCGCCGAGGACTGGGCTGCGTTCGTTTACGAAGCCGCGACGGACATTCTCGTTAACTCAAACGGGAACCTTCCAAATGCGTTGATGGTGTCGCCGAACTATTTCCAAGCGCTCGGAACTTTGACCGATGACGCTGGTCGCCCATTGTTCCCGCAAGTTGGACCGATGAACGCTTTCGGTTCAATGAATCCAGGATCCGTTGAATCGTCCGCTTTTGGCTTGCGCCTTGTAGTGGACCGTAACTTGGTGAACCAAGTTTATGTCGGCAATACCGACGGATTCGAAGTATTCGAGCAGGCTAAGGGCGCGATCAGTATTGACACGCCTTCAACTTTGTCAAGGACCGTCGCCTTCCGTGGCTATCTTGCGACCTTGATGATCGACTCGACAAAATTCGTTAAGCGCGCATAACTCCCGAAAGGAGGCCCAATTATGGCCGCCTACTCGGTCGTTCAAAAACAATTAGTCGATGATTTCGCCGTCCTCGTTCTCTTAACCCCAGCAGAGATCGAGGTCGGCGCGACTATCGTCGTTACAAACGTTGACGCGACATTTAACGGAACCTTTACCGTTCGCGCGCTTCCGGAATATCTATTCATAGGCGTCGATCAATACGGCGATTTAATTTATGATCCATTAGTTCCGATCGCGAATCAAGTTCTTTACGCAAAGACCGCCGATAATGTCGAGCGTCAAGCCGCGTCTGGAACCGTAACCATTACCCAGACTTGTACGTGGATCAACGCGCAAGACCTTTACGACTATTTAGGGATAGGTGTCGCGACCCAGTCCGACGCGAACTATCTCACCATATGCGCGTCCGCTTCGTCTCAATTTTGCTGGAGGCGCAGAATGGAATCCGGCTACACGGATTCATTAACGACCGTTCCTTCGCAAGACGTCAAACTCGGCGCGATTATGTACGGTTCCGCGATGTACCGCGCCAGAGGATCGATCGAATCGTTTAATAGTTTCCAA